CAGCTGGTAGAACTGCTCCGGCCGCAGCGGATCGGCGTCGAGCTGTCCGAGGAACTGCAGTTGCACCCGGAGCAGTCGACCGACGCGATGGTCGTGCACCATCCCGAAGCGAAATACTTCAACGCCAACTAGCGTCCCCGGTCCGTAGCCACGCGGCCGGAACGCCGCACGCGGCGGCGATCCGGTCGTAGATCGGCGAGTCCTCCGGCGGGTCGTCCTGATGGTTCTCCCACTGGCCGATCCGGCTGTGACTGATCTGGATGCGAGCGGCCAGCTCGCGCATGTCCAGACCAGCAGCCTTGCGGGCTCGACGAATCCTGTCCCCGGGTCGCTCGGCCGGGATCTGCAGCAGCGGCGTGACGGTGCTCATGGGGACCAGTGTGCATAGGCCCTAAACATGGGTCAAGCCGGCTGGCCGACCCAACTCCCCGTGAACCCGCGGTGACACTTGCGCACAGCCGCTCGACATGTCTATGTTCTCCACATGTCGACTCCACATGGTGAGCTGGCTGCCGTCACCGAGGACGACCGGGTCCTCCAGATCGGTGAAGCCGCTCGACTGCTCGGCGTCCACGTCGAGACCCTTCGCCGGTGGGACGCGGCCGGCACGCTGGCCGCACACCGCAGCCCGACCAAGCAGCGCTATTACCTGGTCCGTGAGGTAGAGCAGCACCGCGCTGAGCGCGAGGCCCGCCGATTCGCCGCGGCGGCCGTCGCATGACCCGCCCCCCTCTATCCACCGCGGCGGGGTTCGCGCTCGGCGCGCTGATCTCCGCCGCGCTGTGGGCCGTGATCGTCCTCGGCGCGCTGCTCGTCCGGGCCGCGACATGACCGGCGCCGGTCTGCCACCCGCGGGCGCCCGGGTGCGGTGCGCCTGCTCGATCTGCCGCAGCTGGCCGGCCGAGGACCGGCACACCGGCACAGTCCTGGCGTCGCCACCCCCCCGGGACGGGTGGTCCCCGACGTGGGCGTGGGTGCAGTGGGACCGGGCCGAGTTCGGCACCGGCGCTCAGGCACCGCACGACCTGGAGCTCTTGCCGTGACCGGCGACCGCGTCGCCCTCGCCGCCGGCCTGCTGCTGTGGCTGATCCTGCTCGCCGGGGTGTCCCGGCTGATCTGGACGCTGACGTGACCGCGGCCCGCCGACCGGTGACCGTGCGGGAGCGGATTCTGCGGTTGCTGCATACCACGCTCGCCGCGAATCTCGCCGCCTCCCGCGAACGGCCGCGCCGACCAGCTGGAGCGAGACAAGGCGCAGGCCCAGCGGGAGCGGAACGCCGCTCTCGACCGGGCCGCCATCGCCGAACGCCGTCTCGCCGCGCACTGCGCCGAATGGGCACCCCGCGCCGCCGCCGCCGGGCTGCGGAACGCGCCCACCCACCCGGGAGCGGCGCTCACAGACACCGCCGGGGCGGACCCGCGTCCGCCCGCCCCGGCGGCCACCACCCACGCCCAACCGTCAGACGACACCCCGTCCTGACACAGCAGAGCCGCCGCGACCTCGACCAGGGGCACCGCGGCGGCTCCGACAGAGAGCAGCGTACCCATGAGCACTTTCCCGCAGCCCGCCTGGGACGACACCATGGCCCGCGTCGACCGACCCCCGACCCGACGCGACCGGATCGGCAGCGCCCTCGCCCTCGCCGTCGGCGCCGGCATGCTCGGCGCCGCAGCCGCCCTCGCCCTGGTGTTCGGCTGATGGCCGCCGAGAGCACCGCACGCGCAATGCCCGACCGGCTCGCCCTGCTCCCACGGATACACCTCGCCGCTGGCGCCCACGAGGCGACGGGCGCGGAAATCCCCGAGGCGTGCGTGATGGAGATCGCCTCCTGGCTCGCCGGCGAGCCCTGGTCGGACCAAACCACGTGTGTGAGCACCATCCTCGGCGGGTTCGCCCGCTCGCTCAACGACACGCTGCCCGACGACACCCGCCAACGGCTCGTGCCTCTCGCCCCGCGCCTGATCGGCACCGCCGACGACGGGCTGGACGAAACCCGCGGGTACATGGCGCTGGACTGGCTCATCCGCACGTACACCCCGGCCTGGCTGGACCTCGCGGGGCTGACCGAGGAGGCCGCGGCCTTGCGGTCGCTGCGCCGGATCGTCGACCTGGCCGCCGCGGAAGCCGCTGGCCCGGTGGTCCGCGTCGGACGAGAGAAAGCGGTCGCCGCCGGGACCGTCGCCGGGACCGTCGCCGGGGACGCCGCCGGGGCCGCCACCTGGGCCGCCGCCTGGGCCGCCGCCGGGGCCGCCGCCGAGGACGCCGTCAGGGCCGCCGCCAGGGCCGCCGGCGGGGACGCCGTCAAGCCGACCGTCACCCAACTCGAGCAGTCCGCGATTGACCTGTTCGACCGCATGATCGACGGCCGCTGGGACGACGGGGCCGGCCGATGAGCATCCAGCTATGGAAGGCGACCGCCCCATCGGGCCGCGACTTCCGGACCGGGACCATCGACTACGCGGCCGCACTTACGTCAGGGAAGGTGCTGGACCACCCGAACTCCCACAAGATCGTGCCCAACAAGCCGAGCACGTACCTGTCCGTGTCTACCGAGCCGGCGGAGACCCTGATCGGGGGGTTATGGCCGTGCCGGCTGTTCCGGGTCGAGCCCGTCGGGGACGTGCTCGCCGGCCTGAAGGTGTCGCCGCACAAGCGGGCCGTGCTCGCCCTCCGGGTGGTCGAGGAGGTGGAGGGGTGGCGGGCGCTCGGTCCGAACGGCCGCGAGGTCGCCGCCGTCATCGCCCGGGCCGCCCTGCTCACGACAGACGAGATCAGCCGAGTGGTCGCCGCCGGGACCGCCGCCGGGACCGCCGCCGGGACCGTCGCCGGGACCGCCGCCGGGACCGCCGTCAGGGCCGCCACCTGGGCCGCCGCCGGGACCGCCGCCGGGACCGCCGCCGAGGCCGCCCCCAGGAGCGCTGCCAGTGACGCTGCCGGGTACGCCGCCTGGGACGGCGGTGGGAGCGCCGTCAAGGCCGCCGCTAGGGCCGCCGTGGTCCGGGACCTCATCACCCCCGAGCAGTACGACCTACTCGCGGGCCCCTGGGAATCAGTGATGGGCCCAATGCTCTCAACACCCACCGTGGAGGGAGAGCAGTGATCCGGCACCTGGACCGCAACGGGCTGGTCCTCACCAAAGGTGACCCGGTCAGCGTGTACGGGTGGGAAGAGATGCGCGGCGTGTTCACGGGCCGCGACGAATACGGGCTCGTCCGAGTCGCGTGGAGTGCTGGCGGGCTGTCGCTGGAGCGGCCCGGAGACCTCGTCAAGGTGGCGGGCCGATGAGCGCAGCCGACGTGCCCGAGCTGGTCGAGGCGGGTGCTCGCAAGATGTGCGGTGGTCGGACGCCGACACGCGAGGCGCTGGCCGACGCCCGCTTGGCCCTGTCCGTCGTGCCCGCGCCGCAGCGACCGATCGACCCGGACGACCAAGAGCAGGTCCGAGAGGCATGGCAGGCAGCCGAGGACGCGGCCCTCACCAACGGCTACTCGTGGTCAACCATCGGCGGCACCAGGATCGTGGTCGCGGTACTGCGCGCCTTGCGGCACCACCATGTCGGCCTGCCCGCGCGGGTCGAGCCGAGCGACGTGGCGGTCGATGCCGCCGCCGAGGTCATCGCCGATGCGGACGGCCTGACGTACGACCACCTCCGCGCTGCTGTCCGCGCCGCCTACGCCGTGGACGGCGCGAAGTGAGCGCCGATCTCGACGGGTTCCTCGGCGCCGCCGAGGACGTACTCGGCCAGATGAAAGAAGCCCTACCACAGCTCGACCGGCACGCCACATCCATGTCCCCCGGGCCCGTGGAGACCCGCGCCGACATCGTCCTCGACCTACTCCGTCAGGCAGTCACCGACCTCGACGCAGCCCTGCAGAAGTGGGACGACCTCGACCGGGAACAGGAGATGTACGACCGGGAGGACAAGGCGTTCGAGGAGGAGCCGGCGGACATCTTCTATCGGCTGGGGATGGCTGGGAGTCCGGACGACGCGACCTGGGACGAGGTCGAAGCGTGAGCGCGAACATCGCTCTGCCCAAGGGCTGCACCCTCGCCTACGACGGGCCGCCGCACACCCCCGAGTGGTACGCCGCACGCCGCACCGGTATTACGGCTACCGACCTCCCGAAAATCCTCGGGCTGTCGAAGTATGGGCAGGCGTACACCGTGTGGGCGGACAAGCTCGGGCACGCCGCTGAGGACACCGCCGGCAAAGCCGCGCGCCTCGGCAGCTGGCTGGAGGACCCCGTCGCCCAGCTGTGGCTGGAGGACGAGGCCCCGGCGGGCACCGTCATGGGCGACCGCGAACGGATGTACCGGTGCATTGCCGAGCCGTGGGTCATCGCCACCGTCGACCGGCCGCTCGTCGTCCCGCACATCGGGGAGTCGATCCTCGAAGTCAAGACCCGGTCCGCGCGCACAGAGGACCAGTGGGTCGAGGAATCCGCCGGCCGACCGCAGGACATGCCCGACGACGTCATGGTGCAGGTGCAGTGGGGACTCAAGTGCACCGGCCTGTTCGTCGCCTACGTCGCACTCGCCATCACCGGCAGCGGCCTGTACGGGTTCGTCGTCCCCCGCGACCAGGACGTGATCGACTACCTCACCGACCAAGCCCGTGCCGTGTGGCAGCACGTCCTCGACGGCACCCCGCCTGCGTCCGCCGACTGGGGACCAGCCGAGGAAGCACTGCACACCGACATCAACGGTCAGCGCGAAGGCGACATCACCCTCGACCAGCACGGCGACACCTGGGACGCCGCGACGCTCCACAAAGCCAACGCCGACTGGGAAACCACGCAGCACAAACGTCACCGCGCCGCCCTCGTTGAAGCCCTCGGCAGCGGCCGCCGCGGCCTCATCGGCGGACGGGTCGCCATCAGCGCGTCCGACACCGGGCGCGTCACCTTCCGATCCCGTAAGGACACGGCATGAGTGAGCAGCGCACACAGTGGACGCGACCAACCCCCGGCGAAGTGAAACCACTCCGGCGGGTGTCTGTCTCCGATGCAGCTCGGAGCGGTGAGCAGCGCGTGATCACGCTGTCGTGGTCCGGCGAGCTGCACCAGGTGTTCCCATCAGCCGCCGTACGCGAGTTCGTCGAGATCGCCACGCGAGGACTCGCGCGGCCAGTAGCACCACCCGCACTACCAGCCGCTCGTGATCCGTGGCCAGACAGCCCTGACGCCGGGGACGCATCAATCGTGGGAGAGCAGTTCTGATGACCACCAACCTGCCCGCCGTCGCCCAGGCCACGGCCTCACTGCCCGAACGCATCGAGTTCGCCAGGGCCCTCTCCGACTCCGGCCTCCTCCCCTCAGCGTTCCGCAAGCAGCCCGCCAGCATCCTGTGGGCGATGGAATACGGCGACACCCTCGGCATCACCCTCCTCGACGCCATCCAGTCCATCCACGTGATCGAGGGCAAGCCGTCCGCCAGCTCCGACCTGATCGCTGCTCTCGTCCGCCGCGCCGGCCACCGACTGCGAGTGTTCGTCGACCGCGACCCCGCCGGAGCGTGGGCCGCGTCGGTGGCGCAGATCATCCGCCGCGACGACCCGCAGTTCACCTACGAGGCTCGCTGGACACCCGAGCGGGCCCGCGCCGCCGGCCTGATGGGCAAGCAGGTCTGGAAGAACTACGGCGAGGCGATGGGCAAAGCGCGCGCGATCACCGAAGTCGCTCGAGAAGCCTGCTCGGAGGTGCTGCACGGCGCGATCTACGGCCCCGAGGAGCTGGGTGCGCTCGTTGACCAGAACGAGCACGTCATCGGCGGCACGCTCGAACCGCAGCACGCGGCGACTTCGCCCGCCCCGGCCAAGGCCGCCCGCTTGGTCGATCGCGCCCGCGCCGCGAAGAAGGCGCCGCCCGCGCCCGCCGAGGAACCCGTCGACGCTGAGGTGGTCGAAGAACCCGTCCCCGACAGCCTCGTCCTCGCCGACGAGTTGCGCACCGAGAACCAGTCCCGGGCCCTGTTCGCGATGCTCGGCCAGCACGGCGTCAAGGAACGCGAAGACGTCCGCCAGGTCATCGGCCTGATCATCGACCGGCCCATCGAGTCCACGAAAGAACTCACCAAAGCCGAGGTGTCCCGGCTGCTCGACGAGCTCCCCGCACGGCTCACCGCAGGCGACAGCACAGCGGAGACAGCGCTTGACGAGGCACACGCATGACCGCGCGCATCGACCGCAACAGGCTGTTCAAGATCCTCGCCCTCGACGGACAGGGGTCGGATGCCTACCTCGCCGACCAGCTCGAAGCCCGCATCGACGAATGGCTGGTCGAGAGCACCGCGCCGGCTTCCGTTGAGCCGGTGCTGGACCTCGACGCGCTGTCCAGCGTCATCGGAGCGCGGATGTACGGCAACTTCACCGACGACGACCTCGCCGCCGCCGTGGAGCGGCACGTCGCGCCGATCATCGCCGCCGCACGCCAGAGCACCGCTCCCACCGACCCGGCCGAGTTGGCGAAGGACCCGAAGGTCGCCGCGGCCGTGCTGCGGAGCTGGGCCGAGTACATCCGCGCCCGAGTGGGCCACACCATGGCCGACGCGATGGTGGTGGAGGCAATCCAGCTGGACCCGCCCGAGCCGGTCGACCCGCCGATGGTGGACGGGCAGTGGCGGGAGCGACCGGACACCAAAGCGTTGATGCAGCGGGAGAACACAGCTAGCCACAGCCACCCCGGCGCGCCTGCTCACTGGTACCCACACGGTTACTGGAACCCCGAGCGCTACACCGACGACCAGATGCGGGGCTGCCGGGTCGTCCCGACCGCTGAGGTCATCGACCGGCTCGGGCTCGGCGGTGCCGAGTGAGCGCCCGCGTGGTCCAGGCCGGCGACCCAGAGCCCGAACCCGGACAGACCATCTGGACCGACCGCGACGGGTTCAGGTGGCGGAACACGGGCGAGGGCTGGAAGGTCAAGCAGGTCGGGTGGTCCGGACTGCGGGCATGGGAGAGCCGACTCGGTCCCGCGCGCTTCCTGCCGCTGACAGAGCAGGTGGGCCAGTGAGCGCCGCCGAGATCCTGCGGATCGTCGGCGTGGACACGTCCCTCGCCAGCACTGGCGTCGCCGCGTGGAAACTCACCGACGACGGGCCCTTCCTGCTCGGCGCCGAGGCGATCACCGTGCCCGCCGTCCCGGGCGCCACGATCACCGACCGGGCCCAACGGGTGAAACGGATCTCGCGCGAAGTGGACCCATGGACCCGCCACGTCAACGCGCTGCTGGTCATCGAGGGGCTCGCGCCCAGCCGCACACACAGCGGCGGCAGGGACAGTGACCTCGCCCACCTGTGGTGGACGATCGTCAGCCGGCACGCAGCCCGGGTCGACTTGAACTGCCACGTCGCCGTCGCCACCCCCGGCAACGTCAAGAAATGGGCCACCGGTAACGGGGCCGCGGACAAGGCCGCCGTCGCCTCCGCCATCACCCGGCTCGTCCCGCAGGCCGACGTCACCACCTCCGACGTCAGCGACGCGCTTGCCCTGTCCCTGCTGGGACAGCACCTCATCGGCTGGCGGGACGAACCCGCCGCCTACCGCCGCGACGCACTCACCAAGATCACCTGGGCCAACGGGGAGCCGGCATGACCACGACCACGCACACCCTGGCTGCCGCTGCGCCCGCTGCACAGCGGCCATGAGGAAGGCCAAACGCCGGAGCAGGGCGGCCCACCGATGAGCGCCGACCTGAAGCCCTACCTGCTCCGGCGCGAACGGCTGCACCCGGACTGCTCGCCATGCGAGCGCACCTGGATCATCCGCGACCGCGCCACCGGCCAACGGCTCGGCACCACCTTCCGCAGCGAGGACGGGCACAACTGGCTCCTGCAAGTCGAGGGGCGGGTTGGCCTCTTCGTCCGCCGAACCCGCCACGAAGCCGCCGCCCGCGTGTGGACGATCAGCCGGGGGCTGCGATGACCGCCGAACGATATCGCGTCGGCCACCGGGTGCCCCTGCACCTCATCGAGGAGGGGATATGACCGCCGAGCGGCAGCCGGTCCGACCGCGAGAGCAGCGCACACCCGGCGGCCGATGGACCGTGCGCAAAGACCAACGCGGCACCACCTTCAGCTGGGTCGTCGTCTCACCAACCGGGCGCGACGTCGCAGTCGCCGGGTCGCAGCAGGCCGCCGTCCGCGAAGCCATCCGACGCGCCCGGCAGCCACGACGACAGGAGAAGGCGGCATGAGCGACGACCCGGTGCCGCCGTGGTGACCCGGCGCGCCGCGGCCCGGCGGAAGCCGCGCACCTGCGCCTGCGCCGGGTGCGCACACCCCCACCCCGACCCCTGCGGCGTCCCCGCCCCGTTCACCAACGGCGGCCTGTACCTGTGCTCCCGGTGCATGCGGGGCCGGCGACCACCCGACCCGATCACCGCCGCATGACCGCCCACCCACACGACGAGCTCGCACCCCGGCGGGCAGGCAGGGGAGAACCACCCGTGCCACCCACCACCGACACCGCCGACGAACAGCTCGAACGGGGCGTCCTCGGCGCGCTGCTCCTCGCACCCGACGTCGACGCGGCCGAACGGCTCATCACCGCCCTCGGGGAGCCGGCCAACTTCGACCGGCCACGTGTCGCCGAGGTCTGGCAGACCGCCTCCCAGCAGTGGGCCACCACCGGCCGCGCCGACATCCACAGCGTCATCGCCGCCCTCCGCGCCAACCTCCGCCCCGTCGACCCCCTCTGGGTCCTCGGCTGCACCGACGTCGACCACACCCCCGCCACCCAGCAGCACGCCCTCGACTGGGCCGTCCACGTCGCCGACAAGGGCCGCCGCCGCCGGGTCGTGGAAGAACTCACCCGCGCCCTGCAGCAGGCCGAGAACGGCGTGGACGGCGTCGGCGACACCATGGCCCGGATCGAGCGGCTACAGCCCGCACAGGTCGCCGCGGTCCACGTCCCCACGATCGCCGAGGACATGGCGTTGCTCACCGACGACGACCACCGCGACTGGGTCATCCCCGGCCTTCTCGAACGCGGCGACCGACTCCTCCTCACCGGCGGCGAGGGCAGCGGCAAATCCACCCTCATCCGGCAGATCGCGTTCCAGGTCGCCGCCGGCCTCCACCCCTTCAACACCGAAGACATCACCCCCGCCCGCGTCCTCCTCATCGACGTGGAAAACCCGGAGAACATCTTCCGGCGGGAAGTCCGGCCCCTCTACCTCAAATGCGTCCAAGCAGGATTCGACCCCGACCTGTTCCGCGTCGACCGCGCACTCGGCGGACTCAACCTCGCCGACCCAACCGACCTGGCATGGCTGCGCGCCCGAATCGCCGATGCCCGACCGGACCTGCTCCTCATCGGACCGCTGTACAAACTCGCCGGGGCCAACGCCGACAGCAACGACGAAAAGGACATGAAACCCGTCGCCTTCGCACTCGACAAGCTCCGCGCAGAATACGGGTTCGCGCTCATCTGCGAGACGCACAGCAACAAGATGGTCAAGGACGGCACCCGCAGCATGGAACCCAACGGCTGGTCCGGGTGGCTCAGATGGCCCGAGTTCGGCTACTGCATAACCCCCGCCGACGAGTTCCGGTCCTGGCGTGGAGACAGGTCAAAAAGAGAATGGCCCACCTCATTGCGAAGAGGCGGCGCGTGGCCGTTCTCAGCGGACAACACCCTCACCGACCACCGCTGGCGGACGATACGCGGGGCCCTCAGCAGCGCCAACCGCAGGCTCACCGAACGGGAGATCGCCGCTGCCGCGGACCTCTCGAAGACCGCTGTGCACCGCACTATCGAGGCCCGCCGGGACCTGTTCGACAACCTCTGGAAGATGCTCCCCGGCGACCAGGACGCGGAATGATCAAGCCCCTGACCTGCTGGTCCACCTGGTCCACTCCGGAATCCCGAACCAGGGTTGATGGTCCACTTGGTCCGCTCTGGTCCACTTTTCCAGAACCAGAGTTTCCGCAGGTCAGAGCCTGGTCCAACCGAATCGTGGTCCACACCCCCTGGACCAGCCCTGACCTGCAGTTATGTCTGGTCCAGGCTCCTCCCCCCTACGGGGGGGTTGTAGACCCGCCCACCCCGTGGGGGGCGCAGCACAACCCGGACACCACCAGGACCCCACCGGACCACGACCATGACTAAGCCGAGGAGCACGACGTGACCGACCAACCACACGCCCTCTACCGCGCCTTCGACATCAATGGTCAACTGCTGTACGTCGGGATCAGCGTTAATCCCACCGCGCGATTCAACCAGCATCGAGCCATCAAGCCATGGTGGACCGTCCTGGCCAACATGACCGTCGAATGGCACAAATCACGCGAAGCGGCCCTAGACGCAGAACGTGACGCGATCATCGCCGAAAAGCCCATTCACAACATCATGCACAACTCTGGGGACAGGTCGACCACCTCGGCTCCGGGCCAGGCGGTCTGGCTGTGCGGCGTCTGCGACCGCCCCGTCGCCGACGCGGCAGGCTACGTCCAAGTCGACAAAGGACGAGCCGCTCTGAAGGTCCGTAAAGCCATCGAGGCTGGACTCTTTGACAAACGTGGCGACTGCACCGGCACCTCAGAACTGATCCCATGGGTGGCGCTGCATAGCAGCTGCGACCTCGACCCGGACAGCGCTGACTACTGGATGCGAGTTGAACGGATCAGGACACGCGAGCAGATCCAGCGGTTCGGTGAGCACGTAAGCGAGAAGCGATGGGGTATCGCCACCGACTGGGATGACGCTAGCCACGATGCCCTAGCAGGCGGAGCGTTCCCCACCGGAGCGCAGACGTGATGGAAGCTGGTCCAGCGATCACCGACCCCCGCCTCGAACGGTGCGCCAACTGCCACCACCTTGCAGGCGAACACGACTACGGCGGCGGAACCTGCCGACACCCCGATTGGGACGAGATCACCGTCCACCCGTACGACGCTGAACCGCGGACAGTGCCCCTGTTCCCGCGCTGGTGCGAATGCGAAAGAGTGGTGCTCGCATGAGTAATGGACCAATCGAACCGCGAGCAGACCCTCCGAGGGGTGGCGCACGAGCTGCGCGAGATGTACGTCGCCCTGCTCGCCGAGTCGTTCACGGCACAAGAGGCACTGGTCATCGTCGTCCAGATCATCGCGACGAACAGGGGCGGCCAGTGACATCGCCCACCACGAACCACCTGCTCCATCTCCTCGGTGACATCGAGCGGGCCGTGGTGTTCCTTGCCGCGAATCCCGCCCGGCGTGAGATCGGATCCCAGGCGCGGAACCCGAACCGTCCCGGCAGCCAGGAACCCATCAGCCTCGACGTCATCGACCTCCGCGTGGACGTACCCGCCAAGCTCACCTCGTGGGTGCGCCTCGTGTGGGAGGAGCGCGACGGGCTGCTTGCCGACCCCGACACCGGACCGACCGGGCAGACCGTGACCGAGCTGTGCCGGTGGCTCCGGGCCCGCGCCGCGTGGATCGTGGACCAGCCCTGGTCCGATGAGCTGATGACCGAACTCGGGGACCTGCGGAGCAAGCTGGCCCGCGCACCCGGGTCGCCGCTGCTCGCCACCACCGCAGGCCACGTCCCGTGCACCCGGTGCGGCGGCAGCGTGGCCATCCGCCAGCACGACGCCGGCCGCCGTGTCGAGGTGTCCGGCAGGTGCGCCGAATGCGGGCACGCCTACGACGAGGACGCCATCGCCGCGGCACGCGCACGGCAGGTGCAGGTGCTGGACTGGCAGCCCGTGGAGGACGTGCTGCGGGTGCTGCACGGCGAAGGGTTCGGGCTCACCGCCGCACAGGTCACGCACTGGGGTGACCGTGACCTCGTCCCCCGCCAGGTGGACCAGGACACCGGTCGGCGCACCTACCTGGTGGGCCAGGTGCGAGAGCGGGCACGGCGACTGCAGCGGTATGCACAGGCAGGTGCACACGTGGCCATGCACAGGCAGGCGAGCGGTGAATGACAGGCGTGTGGTTCGTCTGCTACCTTGGCTGCCGTCGGCATGAGGCGACCCCTGACCACGGATGACACACCATGCCCACCGCTCCGCTTCCTCGGTGCAGCACCCCCGGATGCAAGGACCGCTCCGAACCGGATGGACGCGGTAAGTGCGCCACCCACCGACGCTCCTGGGTCAAGCCACCCACCAGCGCATGGTCCGGTGGCAGCACACGGGCATGGCGCAAGGCGCGCGCCGCCTGGCTCGCTAACCACCCGCTGTGCGCTGACGCCGGATGTGGGCGTCTCGCCACTGAAGTGCACCACGTACGCGGCAGAGCAACCGACGAGTTGATGTGGGACACCCGGTGGTGGATGTCCCAGTGCCACCCACACCACCTGCAGAAAAGCTAGGACCCCCAGGGGGGTCAGGATCGCTACGCAGAGTGACCGCGGACACCGCGCAGGTGGTCGCGTTTTCGATGTCTCACGTTCACTCCGGGGGGTCTGATGCCTGGTCCCTCGGCCGCGCCGGCCGCCCTGCGGCTCCTGAACGGCCGCCACGCGGGCGTGGATAGCGGTGGTCGCCCGGTCAAGGCATCGCCCGCGTTCAAGCGCGTGCCGCCCAGTCCGCCGACGTGGCTGTCCCGTGAGGCGGCGGCCGAGTGGCGCCGGGTTTCCCCGGGCCTGGCCCGTCTGGACCTGGTCAAGGAGGAGGACCGCGCCGCCTTCGCCGCGTACTGCGAGACGTGGTCGGAGTTCGCGCAGGCATGCCGGGAGCTGAAGGCCCACGGCAGTCTGACGATCGTGGTGGCGCAGGGCGAGATCCCGCATCCGGCGGTGGCGATCCGGCGGAGTGCCAGCCAGCAGCTGCGGACGTGGGCGCGGGAGTTCGGCCTGACGCCTGCTGCGGAGAACGCGCTAGCCACGAAGGGCGGCGGCGATGGCGCGGAGGGCAACCCCTTCGGCGGTTGACGAGGAGACGCTGGCGCAGCTGAAGCTGTCGCCGGAGGTCGCCTGGTACCTGCTGGACCGTGGGGTCCCGTTGCCGGAGTGCCCGCCGAAGATCAAGACCCCGGAGCCGAGGCTGGTTCCGGGATCGCGGTTCGATCCGGCGAGGGTGGACCGGGTGCTGCGCTCGTTCGGCCTGCTGCGGCACACGCAGGGCAAGTGGGCGCGCAACGGCGGGTTGCCGCTGAAGCCGGACCCGTGGCAGGTGGCGTACATCCTGGCGCCGGTGTTCGGCTGGGTCCGGTTCGACAAGGACGCCGACGACTACGTGCGGATCGTCCGGCAGCTGTACGTGGACGTGCCGCGGAAGAACGGGAAGTCGACGCTGTCCGGCGGGGTCGCGGTGTACATGACCTGCGCCGATGGGGAGCCGGGCGCCCAGGTGGTGACGGCGGCGACGACGGAGCGCCAGGCCGGGTTCGTGTTCAACCCGATCAAGAAGCTGGCCGAGTCTTCGCCGGCCCTGAAGCCGTTCGTCAAGGTGGTGGCCAAGAAGGTCATCCACAAGCCGACCGACTCCTACGTCGAGGTGATCTCGTCGGCGGCGGACGCGCAGCACGGCGCGAACCTGCACTGCGGGATCGTCGACGAGCTGCACATCCACCCGAACGGCGACATGGTCGAGACCCTGGAGACGGGGACCGGGTCACGGACGCAGCCGCTGATGGTACTCATCACGACGGCCGACTCGGGCCGGCGGAACACGGTGTACGACCAGCGCCGGACGTACATCGAGCAGCTGGCCCGCGGTGCCCTGGCCGACGAGAGCTACTTCGGCGTGATCTGGGCGGCGGACGAGAGCGACGATCCGTTCGCTGAGGCCACGCAGCGGAAGGCGAACCCGGGGTTCGGGATCTCGCCGTCGCGGGCGTTCCTGGCCGCGGAGGCGCGGAAGGCGCAGAACAGCCCGGCGGACCTGGCGAAGTACCTGCGCCTGCACCTGGGGATCCGCACGAAGCAGGAGACGAAGTTCCTGGAGCTCGGTCCGTGGGATCGGAACGCGGGGATGGTCGACGAGATCGCCCTGAAGGGCCGGGAGGCGTACGGCGGCCTGGACCTGGCGTCCACCTCCGACCTGTGCGCGCTCTGCTGGCTGTTCCCGGACGAGACGGGCGGCTACGACGCCCTGTGGCGTCTGTGGACGCCTCAGGACAACGTGGAGGCACTGAACAAGCGGACGGCCGGTTCGGCGTCTGTGTGGGCGCGTGAGGGCCTGCTGTCCGTGACGCCGGGCAACGTCATCGACTACGAGTTCGTCGAGGCGTCCATCAAGGCCGACGCCGCCCGGTTCGACGTCCGCTCGATCGGCTACGACCGGTGGAACGCCTCGGCGCTGGTGAACCGCCTGTCGGCCGAGGGCTTGGAGATGGTCCCGGTCGGGCAGGGGTTCGCGACGATGTCGGCGCCGCTGAAGGAGGTTCAGCGGATGACGTTGGCCGGCACAGCGGAGCGCCCACTGCTTCGGCACGGCGGGAACTCGGCGGTGCGGTGGATGGTCGACAACCTGGCCGTGGACATGAACCCGGCGGGGGACGTGAAGCCGAACAAGGCGACGAGCGGCGACAAGATCGACGCGGTGTCCGCTCTGGTGACCGCGCTGTCTGAGGCGATGACCCGGGAGCCCGTCGAGCAGTCGGTGTACGAGACACGTGGACCCCTGGTGATCAGCGGGCTGTGACCCGAGGGGAGGCGTCGTGCGCGGACCCGACCGTCTCGTCCGCGACAGCCTCCGGTCCCGGTTCGTGGTCACGATGCAGTCCGGGGAGGCCTTCGAGGGTGTGCTGCTGGACGCCGACGACGCGACCGCGGTCCTGGTCGATGCGTGGGCGGTTACGGAGCAGTCGCGGGTGCAGGTGGACGGCCGGCTGTACCTGCCCCGCGTGGAGGTCGCGTACATGCAGCGGCCCGAGCCGGTCCGGTGATCATCTCCGGCGGCGCTGCGGTGGGGTTCGCTCCGCAGGCGTTGGGTGAGGTCACGCCGATCGCGAACGCGACCGGGTACTTCTACGGCCGGGACGCGCTCGAACTGTCGGGCCAGTGGGCCACGTACTCGCGGATGTACCAGGCGCAGCCGACGGTCGCGACGGTCGTGGACAAGGTCAGCAACGCGGTGGCCCGGCTGTCCCTGCACGTGTGGGACGCCAGCCCAGCCGCGGGCAAGGTGTTGGACGCGACGTCGCCGTACGCGCGGCTGATCGCGAACCCCTGCCAAGGGATGTCGCCTTACGCCTTCTACCGGTGGACTGCCGCGACGTACGAGATCTTCGGCGAGGCCTTCTGGTACAAGGTCCGGGGAGGCCTCGGTCAGGTGCTCGGGCTGCTGCCGATGCACCCGTCCCGGGTCGCGGTGGAGCGGGACAAGGACGGCAAGGTCGTCTACGTCTTCACGCTGGGCGTGGCGTCGGCCGGCCTGCTGCGGGCCCCCGCTGCGGACGTGGTGCCGTTCTTGCGGTACCACCCGGACAACCTGATGCGCGGCCTGTCCCGGCTGGAGCCGCTGCGGTCGACGTTGCTGAACGAGGACGCGGCCCGCCGGGCGACGGCGTCCTGGTGGAAGCGGGGCGCACGCCCGTCGTTCGCGCTGTCCACGGACCAGAAGCTGTCGGAGCCGGCGGTCCGCCGGTTGCAGGCGACGATCCAGGCGGATCACGCGGGCGCGGACAACATGGGCGGCAGCCTGGTCCTGGAAGAGGGCCTGAAGCCGATCGTCACTCAGCTGACCGCTGAGGACATGCAGTACGTGGAGACGCGGAAGTTGAACATGCAGGAGACCTGCATGGTCTACGACATCCCGCCGCCGGTGGTGCACATCCTCGACCACGCGACGTTCTCCAACATCACCGAGCAGATGCGCTCGATGTATCGGGACTCGATGGCCCCGCGACTGGAAGACCTGGAGTCGGTGGTCGACACGTTCCTGCGGCCGGACTTCGACGCGGACGGGGTGAAGCGGGCGAAGTTCGCGCTCGACGAGGTGTTGCGCGGGGACTTCGAGACCCGGGCGACCGCGATACAGCAGCTGGTGCAGAGCGGCGTGATGAAGCCGAGCGAGGCCCGTCCGCTGTTCGACTTGGACGATGCCGGCCCGCGGGCCGACAAGTTGTACGCGAACGCTGCTCTCCAGCCGCTGGGCGACCCGAACCGGCGGGTGTCGATCACGGAGACGGCTGCCGGTGATGCTGCGGACAACGCGACGGCGCAGCAGACCATCGACCAGGCACACGCCGCCGAGAACGCCACCGAGCAGCCCAACGGGGCGAGTGCACCGCTCCCGACCCCGAAGCCGCCGGCGAAGGGGATCGACGCCGACCGGACCCTGATGGGCCTGCGGGGGCGGGTGGCGCAGCGAGTAGCCGAGCTTGAGGCGCAGCAGGCAACCGAGGAGGAGTCGCCGTGAAGGTGGAGACGAAGGATGCGACGATCGCCCCCACCGGGACGGACGGCGACTTCCCGGGGACCTTCGAGGTGATCCTGTCCTCCCCCACGAAGGACCGGGACGGGGACACCCTGCTCCCGGGTGAGTGGAAGACCCCGCTCCCGGAGCACATCACCTTCGACCAGGACCACGCGATGTCGGTGGCGGGCACGGTCGGCTCTGGCCGCCCGGAGCTGGACGCTGACACGGGGAACCTGGTGGTGCGTGGGACGTACTCGTCGTTGCCGCGGGCGCAGGAGGTGCGGACCCTCGTGAAGGAGGGGCATATCCGGACCACCAGCGTCGCGTTCCTCGCCGAGAAGTCGCAGGAGAAGGACGGCACGCACACGGTGTCCCGGGAGCTGCTGAACGGCGCGTTCGTGGCGATCCCCAGCAACCGTGAGGCGGTCGTGCTCGCGGCGAAGGCGTTCGGGGAGGTCGAGAAGGCCGGCGCGCGGAACTCCAAGGCCGACACTGAGCGCATCCAGTCGATCCACGACCACGCTGCCGCGCTCGGTGCGAAGCACGGCGCCGGCACGGGCAAGTCTGCGCCGGCCCGGTCGGCCAAGAAGCTGGTCCGGGGTGACACCAAGAGCATCGTCGGGTCCGTTGAGGCCCTGCAAGACCGCGTCCAGGACGCGCTGCAGGACGAGGTCGACCCCCGCTTCGGCCGCGCCTACCTACGCGGCGTTCTTCCCGCCGATGGTGGTGGAACCCTCGTCTACGACCTGTCCAACTGGGACACCGGCGACCACGAAACGTACCGCCGGACATACACCGATGACGGTTCCGTCGTCGCACTCAACGACGACGCCCAAGAGGTCGACATTCTTGAGGTAGTCGTGCCAGACCCCGATTCGGACGACACCGAGGACGAGTCCGCCGCCACCGTGCATACCGCAGACGCCGCTCCGGCCGCCGCTGCGCTGTCGGTGGACGCCGACGACGCCGAACTGGTCGCCCTGCGGGTCCGCAGCCTGCGATTGCAGGCTTCCGCGTACTGATCACGGAAGGAGCGGGCTATGTCCGCAGTGCTACAGGCGAAGTCGAAGATCCGTGACCTCGCCACGAAGGCCAACGAGATCGCCACGAACGGCGACCTCACCGCAGCCGAGAAGAACACCGCTCTCGACCAGATCGAGACGGACATCAAGGGCTTCACCGACGTCATCGGCGTCCACGAGCGCGCGCAGCGCCTCATGGTCGGCGGGGACGCGCTGCCCGAGGAGAAGGGCGCGGACCCCGTGCCCGTGCAGGCGAAGAGCCTCGGCGAGCAGATCGCCGCTTCCGACGTGTTCGCGACCGCGCTGCGCTCCAAGGGCCTCACCAAGTTCGACGCGAGCATGGACATCGGCACGAAGGCCGTCGCCGCCCCCATCACCGAGGGCACGACGATCGTCGGCGACCACCTGAACGGCACCACGGGCGCGATCGTCACCCCGAACTACCTGCCCGGCATCGTCCCGATGCTGTTCCAGCAGTTGCTGGTGGCAGACCTGTTCGCGCAGGGGACCACGGACTCGCCGCTGATCTCCTTCGTGAAGGAGGGCACCTGGAACGACAACTCCGCAGCGGTCGCCGAGGGCGCGCTGAAGCCGCTCTCTGACGACAGCTTCCTGCGGAGTGCGGTGCAGGTCGGGAAGATCGCGAACACCATGAAGATGACCGACGAGATGGTGCAGGACGTCGGCCAGGTCGTCGGCTTCCTGAACGAGCGTCTCGTCTTCGGCGTGAAGCGCCAGGAGGAAGTGCAGCTGCTGTCCGGCACCGGCTACCCGGGCGTGCTGGGGCTGCTCGGCCAGACTGGGCTGTCGCCGGCCGTCGCGGCAGCCACGGCCACGACGAACCCGACGCAGGCGCTGGATGCGCTCTACCAGCAGGTCACGCACATCCGCACGACCCAGTTCCTCGAGCCGGACGCCTGTCTGATCAACCCGGTGGACTGGCAGAACATCCGTCTGGCGAAGGACAAGAACGGCCAGTACTACGCGGGTGGCCCGTTCACCGGCGCCTACGGCAACGGCGGGTTCTCCAACGTCGATGCACTGTGGGGGCTGCGGATGGTGCAGACGGCGGCGGCCCCGCTGGGCGCGCCGATCGTCGGCGCGTTCCGCCAGGGCGGGCAGATCTTCCGCCGGCAGGGCATCACCGTGGAGATGACCAACAGCAACGAGGATGATTTCCGCCACAACCTGATCATGGTGCGCGCGGAGGAGCGACTGGCCCTGGCGATCTTCCGGCCGGGCGCGTTCGGCCAGGTCACCATCACCTGGGCCTGATCCACTCGGTGACCGCTCCGGCGCCAGTACACACGTTTGGCGCCGGAGCGTCCCCCTGACCGAAGGAGGAGCGCGTGCCCACTCACCACCCCGAGGACTACGAGGCCATCACCGGCATCAAGCCCACGGACACCGACGACGAGGTCATTCCCTTGTACGTGCTGCCGGACGCGAAGACCACCACGGTCGCCGCCCTGGCTGGCAGCACCGGTGCCGAGGCCACGATCAAGGTGATCACTGCTCTGCCTCAGCAGATCCCGCAGCCGGAGACCCGGGCCGACGTGAAGAGCTCGCCGACAGTCGAGACCGGCTGAGATGGACCCCCTCCTCTCGGTCGGGGAGTTCGCCGCCCTGACCGGTCGAGGGCAGCCCGATCCGCTGGTCACGCTCGCCGCGTCGGGGATCGTGAGGGCGTACTGCGGGTGGGAGATCAGCGAGGTCGTCGACCAGGCAGTGACCCTGGACGTGGCCGACGGTGGCTCCCAGGTGATGCTGCCGACATTGCGGTTGACGAACGTCTCGGCCGTGGTTGTCAACGGTGTCGGTGCCTACGGGCTGCCGCCTGTGCAGCCGGCCTCGTGGACGTGGTCGACCGCGGGCATCGTCTGCCTGGCCTGGCCGTATTGGAACACCCTCTACGACCAGCCGCAGTCGCCGAGATATCCGTCTGGGCTGGGCCGGTTGACGGTCACGTACTCTGGTGGCTATCCGGCGGGCAGCGTGCCGGACGAGATCAAGGCGGTCACGTGCTCCGTTGCTGAGCGGGTGACCGCGCCGTCGGACATCGCGCAGCGGTTGGAGAACGTCGGCGGAATCCAGACGAACACCACCTATGCCCGGGCCTCGGACGGCAACGGCCTGTCGGCTACGGAGGTGGCCGTGCTGGCCCGTTACCGCATCCCGGAGTTCCGGTGAGTTTGCCGGCGGCGATGTGCCAGACCGTGACGGTGGTCCGTGCCGGTGAGTCGGTGGAGACCCCCCTGGGGTACTCCCCGGGCCCGTCGACGCCGCACGACGTCGACTGGTGCTCTCTGCAGCCGCTGCGTGGGGTCAGCTCGACGGAGTCGAACACCGCGTCAGCGGACCAGGCGGTCACCCGGTGGCTGCTATTCGCGCCGCCGGGCGCGGACATTCTCGCGTCGGACCGGGTGCAGCAGGGGCCTCTGGACCTGCAGGTGGACGGTGACCCGGCGACCTGGCCGGGTCCGAATGGCCGGCCGCACCACGTCGAGGCGTACTTGAAGCGCTGGGAGGGCTGAGATGCCGGTCGAGTTCGTCCCGGACTACGAGGGTATCGGTGAGCTGATGCGCTCCCCGGTGGTGACTGATGCTCTCGCTGAGCAGGCGCACGCGGTGTACGTCCGGGCCCGGGACGATGCGACCAGCGCCGGTGAGACCGGGTTCGCGGCCGCGTTGCGCGTGGAGGTGGGGGTCCGGCCGAAGGGCCGCCCGTACGCGACGGTGATCGCCGACGACCCGGCGGCGGGGGCAGTGGAGTTCGGGTCGAGTTCGCACCCGGTGCGCCGCCGGATTCTCGGCCGTGCCGCGGGCGTCGTCATCTATCCAATGAAGGGCTGAGCGATGGCTGACCTCGAGGTGGAGCTCTTCGCCCGAGTCGACGGTGGCCCGATCGTGTCGATGGGCAAGATGCGGATCCCCGCGCCCACCGACGACGACGAGAAGGACGTGGGGTTCGGCTGGCAGGATGGCGCCGCCGATCCTCCCGGCCCGCCTGACCGCCGGTGACCCGGCCGTGGCAGACCGCTAGCGGGGTCTGGCCGATCATCGAGACGGTCGTCGTGGCCGCGTTGCGGGCGGCGGTTCCCACCGTTGACGGGCAGCCAGTCACGGTGACCACGGAGACCGACCTGACCTTGAAGGATCGCCTGCCGCTGCTGCGTGTTCACGCGCTCGGTGGCGGCGCGTCCGACGGGTTCGATGACGACGCGGCCGTCGACGTCGAGTCGTTCGCCTTGACCCGCGAGCAGATGTGGGAGCTCGCCGGGCTCGCGCACCGAGCAGTGCTCTTGCTCCCCCAGGGTGGCGTCGTCGACGACGTCACCGTCACGTCCACTCCCGGCTACATCGACTACGGCACCCCCGAGATCCGCCGTGCTCTCGCGACCTACCGCCTGACCACCCGGGCACAGACGTCCGTCTGACCCGTTCCACCCGCACCAGACGGAGGAAGAGCCATGCCCGCGACCCTCGATGCGGCCCTCGCGGCCGGCCTGAACGGCAACCTGGTCTACAAGTTCGGTACCGGCGGCGTGTGGCTGGCCGACTACTCGGTCGCGTGCCCGGCGACCGTGTTGAACGCTGCGCAGACCGACGTGGTGATCCCGACGGGGTTCGTATTCGCCGGGTGGGGCACCGTGGACGGGATCACGATCAACCGTGCGCAGTCGAACACGAACCTGATGGGTTGGCAGTCCACGCAGGCGGTCCGCAACGACGTCGAGTCTGACGTGACGAGCCTGGACGTGAAGCTGATGGAGAACAACGCAGTCACGATCGCCATCCAGACGAAGCAGCTGATCTCCACGGTGCCGGTAAAGCCGGGTGTCGCGGGTGCCATCAACAACCCGGTGGACGGCGCAGAGCCGGCCCGCCGGGGCATCTGGGTCGGTTACGACCGCAAGCACGACGTCATCAAGGCGCAGATCCTTCCTCAGCTGTCGCTGACCACCCCGAACGGGCAGTCGGTGAAGCGGACCGACGCGAACACCCTGGACTGCGGCTTCACCGCCTATTTCGATCCGGCCTACGGCACCGACGCCCGGACCATCTGGGGCGGCGCCGGCTGGCTGGCCGCGGCTGTGAGCGCTGCTCCGACTGTCTGATCGGAGTTCCTGATCGGGTGGGGGCGGCGGCTCCAGCGGTGGGTCACGCCGCCCTCACCCTTCCCACGCCTGCGTGGGAGACCCACCGCTGACCCCACCGCGAATGGAGAGCAGTGATGCCGAAGCCGACGAAGTTCGCTCGCGGGCAGATCCGCGAGCAGATGGTCGCGAAGCTCGGGACGGACAAGGTCACCCTGACCCTGTCCGATGGGACCGACGTGTCGTGGCAGCACCCGCAGCTGCGGGGGTCGAAGGTCAGCGCGACGCTGCAGTCGTTCCTCGCCGCCGAGGACGGGCCGGGGTTCGCCCGGGAGCTGCTGGGGGACGAGCAGTGGGACCTACTGGTCGCTGACTGCGAGGACGAGGACGAGGCCACCGACGAGGTGATACTCGCCGACCATGAGGAGCAGATCCGGACCCGGGGGCTGTTCGAGAGTCGCCCTACACGCTGACCGACGTCCTCGGGGGGCACCCCGAGGCGGCGGAGGCGTCCCTGATCGCCGCCTACGGGCGGGACGCGGTCGGGGAGTTCTGGCGGGGCGAGATCACCCTGCGGGACCTGCGGGTCCTCGTGGCCGGCCTGCCGCCGACGTCGGCGCTTGCCCGGGCCCAGCGTGGGCACGCCTGGGGGGACGGGGAGTTCCTGCTCGCCGAGCTCGCCGATCGGGTGGGGCAGCTGTTGGAGCTGACCCGGGCGGCGAACACGGAGGACCACGAGTTCCACGCGCCGGAGCCCCTGCCCCGGCCCGGTGACGACCGCCGCAGAGCTGTCCAGGCGCGGCGGGAGCGGCGGGAGCTGGAGCTGGACCAAGAGGCGCTGTTCGGACTGGTGACCGTCGAGGACAACGCGGGGGGGTGACCTCCCGTGCCCCGTGCTGGTGCTGTGTGGGTGTCAGTCCTGCCCGACATGTCCAAGTTCGCGTCGTCGATGCGGGTCGGCCTGTCGATGCCGCTGGGGGGTCTCGGGCGGGACGCGGGTCGTTCCTTCGGTGGCGCGTTTTCCGCTGAGGCTGGGCGGTCCGCTGAGGCGGTGGGTCGTTCGGTCCAGGTCGCAGCGGACAAGCAGGCCGCGGCCGCTGGGCGACTCCAGTTGGCAGCGGACAAGCAGGCCTCTGCCGTGGGGCGGCTGCGGGTCGCTCAGCTGCAGCTGACGGAGGTGCAGGGCAAGGGCAAGGCGTCCGCTGTCCAGCTAGCGGCCGCTGAGGAACGGGTTGCGGTCGCCACCCGGGGGCTCGGGGCCGCCGAGGAGCGGGTCGCGGGCGCGACCCGGGCGCAGGCCGCGGCCGCGCGGGGCCTCACGGTCGCGCAGGGCGAGGTCGCCGCTTCCGCTGAGGTCGCGGGCAGCCGGGCCACTGGGTTCGGGTCCCGGGTGGAGGGCGCCGGCCGCCGGGCCAGCCGTTCCATCGGCGGGCTCGGCAAAGAGGTCCTCGGGCTGGGTGGGCTATTCGCCGGGTTCGCGGCGGTCGGGTTCTTGAGTAAGTCGATCAAGGACGCCGGTGACTTCCAGAAGCAGATGATGCTGCTGGTCACCGCGGGTGGTGAGGCGAGCTCCAACCTGGGCCTGGTCTCCAATGGGATCAAGGCGCTCGCGGTGAGCACGGGCACGTCTACGACGGACCTCGCGTCGGGCATGTACGTGATGGAGAAGGCCGGCCTGCGCGGGGCGAATGGCCTGACGGTGCTGAAGGCGGCCGCGCAGGGCGCGAAGGACGAGAACGCGAACCTGGGCGTCGTCACCAATGCGCTGACCTCGGTGATGCGTTCCTACAACCTGCCGGCGGCGCAGGCGAACTCGGTCATGAACCAGATGGTCGTCGCGGCCGGTGAGTCCAAGACGAGCATGGAGAACTTCGCTGGGTCGCTGTCGACGGTTATGCCGCTGGCATCGTCGGCCGGGATCTCCTTCGCTCAGGTGGGCGGTGCGATCGCGACCTTGACGTCGCATGGCACCTCGGCGGATCAGGCGACGCAGGATCTCGCGTTCACCATCCGGTCCTTGCAGGCGCCGAACAATGTCGCGACGCTGGCGATGGCGCAGCTCGGCCTGAACTCGCAGGACGTCGCGAGCCGCCTCGGCAAGCGGGGCCTGACGGGCACCATCGAGATGCTGTCGGCCACGGTGCTGCACCAGATGGGCCCGAGCGGGCAGGTGCTGCTGCGGACCTTCAACAACTCCACGGTCGCGGCGCTCGACGCGCAGCAGATGTTCCAGCGGCTCCCACCAGCAGCGCAGGCCGCCGCGCGCGGCTTCCTGTCCGGGGACCTGACGCTGAAGGCATTCCGCCACACGGTGATGGGGATGCCGGCGCCGGTCGCATCCCTGGCGGCGCAGTGGGCTGCCACGGAGAACAAGTCGAAGGGCTTCAACCAGCAGTTGCGGTCCGGGAATCAGGCGAGCCTGACGTACACGGCGACGATGAAGAAGGTGATGGGGGGCGCCGCCGGTTTGCAGACCGCCCTGATGTTGACGGGCGGGTCGGCGGGTTTCTTCAACCACGCGGTCGGTGCGATCGGGGCAAGTGCCAAGACGACCGGGTCGGATATCACCGCGTGGAAGATGGCGCAGGAGACCTTCAACGTTCAGCTGGACCGGTTCAAGCAGAGCGTAAACGTCGCGGGGATCACTCTCGGGACGGCACTGCTGCCGCCGCTGACCCGGTTCGCGGCCTGGCTGGCCAACAACGTCCCCCGGGTCGTCGCGTTCTCACAGGCCCACAGCGGCATGATCAAGCCGCTGCTGGTGGTGACCGGCGCGATCATCGGCCTGACGGTCGCCTCGGCCGCTTTGAACGCGGTGATGGCGATCAACCCGTACGTGCTGATCGCGGCCGGGGTGGTCGCGCTGGGCATTGGCCTGGTGATGCTGTACCGGCACAGCGAGACGTTCCGGTCGGTGGTCGGCGCGGCCATGCACGGCGGCGCTGTCGCTGTCGGCTGGGTGGTGACGGCCTTCCACGCGGTGGTATCGGCTGGTGGGGTCGCGGCCCGGTGGGTGCAGGGCGCGTGGGGCTCCGCGGTGGGTGTGGTGTCCAGTGCGACGCGGACCGCGGTTGCCGGCGCGACCCGGGCGTGGTCCGGACTGGTGGGCGGCGCGCAGAGCGCTTGGCGCGGGGTCACGGGTGCCGTCGGCGGGGCCGCCCGCGGTATCCGCTCGGCGATGCAGTCCGTGGGTGCGGCGGCGGGGTGGCTGTGGCACAGCGTGTTCGAGCCGGTCGCGCAGGGCATCGGCGGCGCGGTGATGTGGCTGTGGCGGACGCAGATCAACCCGACGGTGCGGCTGATCGCGGGGATCACCTCGTGGCTGGGGAATGCTTTCTACCAGTCGGCGATCCTTATCAAGGACGTCGCGATCTACCTGGTCGCGTCGTCGGTGCTGTGGTTGTGGAACACGGTCATCAACCCGACGTTCCGGCTGGTCGCTGGGCTGGCGGGCTGGCTGTACCGGTATGGGATCAAGCCGCAGTTCGACGCGATCAGCACGGTTATCGGCGCTGTCGGGACGGCCGCGCACGACACATGGAATGACCTGATCCAGCCGGCATGGAAGGCGATTTCCGGCGGGGCCGAGACCATGTGGTCTCAACACATCCAGCCGATGTTCTCCGCGATCGGTGGGGCGTTCGGCGCGGTCGGGACGGCTGCTCACGTCATGTGGGCGTCCTACCTGCAGCCGGCTTTCTCGGCGGTGGAGTCGGCGTCGAAAGGGCTGTGGACCGCCTACGTCAGCCCGTTCTTCAACAACATTCGGACGATGATCGGCACGACGATTCCGAACGTGTTCTACAGCGGTGTGAAGGCAGTGACGACCCACCTCCAATCGTGGGGCACAGCGGTCAGCAATCTGTGGGCGAAGTACGTGTCGCCTATCGGGGACAGCATCCAGAAGTGGATTGTCACGGACGTCCCGAGCTACTTCGCGACGGGCGTCGCGGCCATCGGTAAGGCGTGGTCCGGCCTTTCCGACATCGCGAAGGTGCCGATCAAGTTCCTCGTGAACACGGTGCTGAATGGCGGCCTGATCTGGGCGTTCAACAAGATCGCCGGTGCGGTGCACAGCTCGGCGCACATCAACCCGATCCAGCTGCCGAAGGGTTTCGCGTCCGGCGGCTGGATCAAGGGGCCGGGGACGGGGACCAGCGACAGCATCCTGGGTCGGTTCAGTCACGGCGAGTTCGTGGTGAACGCGCGGTCGGCCGAGAAGCACGCGGGACTGTTGGAGCGAATCAACGGCGGTCCCGGCGCCGGTCCGAGCCGGGCCGGCGCGATGCCCGCGTTCAGCGTGGGCGGCTGGGTGGACAGCGCGTGGAAGAAGGTCACGTCGGGTGCCAGCGGTCTGATCGGCGCCCTGAGCGACCCAGCGAAGCTGCTGGAGAAGCTGGTCCCGTTGGGCGAGCTGAAGCAGTTCGGCGGGTCGGGAATGGGCCAGCTGGTCGGGGACACGGCCCGGTCGGCGTTCGGGGTGGTGAAGGACTCACTCGTCGGGATTCTCGGGTCGCTACTGGGTGGCGGCGGCGGTGGGATCGCGGACGGCCCGGCGATCGTGGCGGCGGCGCGGAAGTTCATCGGCGTCCCGTACCTGTGGGGCGGGACGGAGCCGAACGGCTTCGACTGCTCCGGGCTGGTGCAGTACATCCTGGGGAAGTTCAACGTCCACGCGCCGCGGACGGCGGCGCAGCAGGAAGCGTGGGCGACCCCGGAGCCGGCGCGGGCGGCTGGCATCGGTGACCTGGTGTTCTTCGACCAGCCAACAGGCCACGTGGGCATCAATGAGGGCAACGGTCGGATGATCGACGCCCCGCACACTGGGGCGTTCATCCGGGAGGAAAACATCTGGCCGGGCGCACGGTACGGCCGCATCCCTGGGATGGCTGCCAGGCCCGGTGCGCCGGGCGGCGGGGGCCCGGGCGGTGGCGGCGCGGGGATGCCGACCGGGGACATGGTGACCCGGTGGGCGCCGTTGGTGACCCAGACCCTCGGCGAGCTGGGTCTGTCGCAGTCCGGCGGGATGATCGCCCGGGTTCTCCGGCAGATCAAGACGGAGTCCGGCGGTGACCCGAATGCGACGCAGGGGAACATCGGGGACGTCAACAACCGGACCGGGGACCTCGGCCGTGGCCTGATGCAGGTGATCCGGGCGACGTTCGATGCCTACGCGGGGCCGACGAGGCCATTCGGGCAGTACAACCCGCATGCCAGCATCTATGCCGGACTGAACTACGACAGCCATAAATTCGGCGGCAACCCGAACCTTTCCGACCTCGGGCAGGGCCACGGGTACGACAACGGCGGCTATTTGCCGCCGGGGACGACGTTGGTCCACAACGACTCGAATGTTCCGGAGCCGGTGTTCAGCGGTCGGCAGTGGGACATTCTGAAGCGCAACGGCGCCGACGGCAGCGGCAGTGGCGGGGGTGACACGCACATTCACGTCGTCCCGCAGCACTCGAATGTGTCGATGGATGACCTGCTCGCTCTCCGGGACCGGGAGGCGGTGCTGAACCGGTCGGGGAGGCGCAGCTGATGGCGGTCGGCACCGGCTTGTCGAAGGTGGAGTGGCTGGGCCCGGACGGGTCCGTGTGGGACCTGCACGACGGCCGGTCGACGTTCCTGTTGCACGGGGTCGCGGGGTTCGGCGCGGCGCCGCGGTCGGTCGTGTCGGATGTGCTGCCCAGTGGGGGCGCGCTGGTTCGGTCGACGACGGTGGGACCGCGGACGGTGACGCTGCCGCTGCATCTGCGGACGGACAGCATGGACCAGTTCCTCGCGACGTTCCCGCTGCTGCTGCGGTCGTTCACGGCGACGGCCCGGTCGGGTCCGGGGCAGCTGCGGGTGACCCGGCCTGACGGGTCTGTGCGGACGCTGGTGTGCTTCTACTCGGCCGGGTTGGACGCGGACGACGGGCGGGGCCTGCCCCGGACGACGGTGGCGCTGCAGCTGTTCGCGCCGGACCCCTTCTGGACGGAGACGGTCACCCGGCACGTCAGTTTCCCGTATGTGCCTGCCCGGCCGTACCTGGCGCCGTTCTTGACGGTGGCGCCGTCGCAGGCGCTGGGGTCGGCGGCTGTGATGGTGGACGGGTCGGTGGAGACGTTCCCGACGTGGCGGCTGACGGGGCCCTTCACCCAGGCGACCTTGTCGAACGGGTCGGACTCGTTCACGGCCAACGCGACGTGCGCGGCGGGTGAGGTGTGGACGATCGACACGCGCCCGAGTGTCGCGTCCGCGACTTCGAGCACCGGGGCCAACCTGATCCCGTACCTGAACTGGCCGTACTCCACGCTGTGGCCGTTGCGGCCCGGTGAGAACGACCTGACGATCGCGCTGACCGGGGCTGCGACGGGCACGGTAGCTGACCTGTTTTACAGCTCCCGGAGCGAGACGCCGTGAGCGTGCTGGTGCTCGCCCGCACCCCGGATCTGACGGTGCAGGGGGTCGTGTCCGGCTGGACGGATCTGACGGCGACCCTGGCGTTCAACACGGTCGGGTCGTGGTCGCTGAAGATGGCCGCGACTCGGGCGAACCGGGCCCTGTTCACGCCGGGGTCCGGGGTGCAGATCTTCCGGGATGACGACCTGTTCCTGTCCGGGCCGGTGGAGAGCATCGGGTTCACCCGGGACCCGTCGACGGACCCGGATCCGGGGACGTTGACGGTGGCCGGCGCCGACGACCTGGTGTGGCTGTCGGACCGGATCGTGTACCCGGACCCGACGCAGCCGGCGACCAACCAGACCGCGGCCTCGAACTGGGTGGCCAGCGGCCCGGCGGGCACGTTGATGGTGCAGCTGGTCGACACGCAGGTCGGCGCGAACGCGGCGGTGCCTCGGCGGGCGCCGCTGGTCCGGGTCGGTGTGGGCTCCGGTGTCGGCGCGTCGGTGGGGGTGAACGCCCGGTACTCACCGCTGATGGATGAGCTGCGGTCCCTGGCGTTGGCCGGCGGGGACCTGCGGATGGCGATGGTGCAGGTCGGGACCGCGTCCGGTCAGCGACTCCAGTTCAACGTGTCTCCCACCCGGGACCTGTCGGGCTCGGCCCGGTTCGGTTTCGACCTGGGCAACCTGCGAGCGGCGTCGTTCACCCAGCAGGCACCGACGGGCACCCGGGCGATCGTGGCCGCGCAGGGCGTGGGGACCGCCCGGAACATGGTGGAGTTCTCCGACCCGGCCGACGAGCAGTCGTGGTCCCGGCGGATCGAGCAGTTCGTCGACCAAAGGCAGACCAACGACCCGGTGATCCTCGCCCAGGCCGGCCGGGACGCTCTCGCTGCGGGCGCGGTCACGGTGTCGCTGGCGTCGACGACGGTGGACAGCCCGACGCTGCGGTTCGGCGCGGACGACCCGGCCGTCGGCATCGTCGGCTACGGCCTCGGGGATCAGGTGTCGGTGAGCCCGCTGCCCGGGGTCGCGGTGACCAACTCGGTCCGGCAGGTCGTCCTCACCGCGGTCAACTCCGACACGGGCCTTGTGACCGCGCTGGTGGGGGACCCGAACACGACCAGCGTGCCCAGCAATGTCCGCGCCATCCGTGCGCTCGGCGCCCGGCTCGCCCGATTGGAGAGCATCTGATGGCGGAGGACAGCTACCCGCAGCCCGCCCGGAACGCGGGGCAGGTGACAACGCTGGAGTACCAGACGATGGCGAGCGGGTACGGCCCATCAGGGGTCCTCACCGGCAGCGCCCCGCTGGTGAACTCCCAGACCGCGACGATCCAGCTGCCCCCGATGACAGCGGTCCTGCAGGGCACCTTCTACAGCAACAGCTCGACGCTGAGCGTGGCGGTCCCGCAGAACAACACGGACGGCACGACCCGCATCGACGCCCTGGTGGTCCGGCTGACGAAGGCGACCGGCCTGGCCGCTGCGACGGTGGTCACGGGGACCCCGGCGGCGAACCCAGCCCCGCCGACCCTGCTGAACAGCGCCGCGACCTTCGACCTGCCGTTGGCCTACTACCAGGTGCCGGCGGGGCAGCTGCCGACGCAGGTCGTGGACTGCCGGCAGCTGATCGGCGCCAACGTGTCGGCGAGCCCGCTGGCGTACCCGCCGCCGCTCCCGCGGCCGGGGAGCCGCTGGCTTCAGACGGACACCAGCTGGCAGCAGGTGTGGACCGGGGCCGGGTGGGTGCAGGACGGTGGTCCAGCGCCGTCCTCCGGCGGCCGGTTCGGTGGGGTCGTCGCCGGGTCGGCGGCCAGTTCCGGGATCCCTCTGGTCGTGGAGTCCGGGTCCGGGCTGATCCCGGGACCGTCGACGACGTCGCCGTTGACGGTGGCCCCGGGCGCGGGTGGCCGGTGGCGGGCGGCCGCCCGGATCCGGTTCAGCGGCGGTGCCGCCTCGGGCAGTTCCGCCGCCTGGCTGATCACCTCGGCCGACGGCATCCCGATGTACCTGCGGGCGGTCACGGGTGGGTCGACGGTGACCGCCTACGCGGAGACCGAGGTCGACCTGTCCGACGGCGACCGGCTCGCATTCGCCGTGACCCTGGCCGCTGGGGTCGCCATCAGCGGTGACAACTCGTCCGAGTCCGGGTTCACCTTCCGACGCGTCGCCTGAAAGGGGCACCCGCAATCATGGCCGTGACCAACAGGACCATTTCTTTCGCTTTCGAGGATTCCGCTGGACAGCCGATTCCCGGTGTGGTGGTGACGTTCACCCCGTCGGCGCCGATCATTCTGGATGGCGCGACGCGGGTGACGCAGCGGCCGATCACCGGGGCCACCGACGCGACCGGTGTCGGGTCGGTGTCCCTGATCCCCACCGACTACGCGGGCGCTGCCCCGTCGGGGTTCACCTACGGGGTGCAGGCCACGGCCCCCGGGTTGGCGCCGGCCGCGCAGTTCAACATTCCGGTGCCGGCGGGGACGACGCCGCTGGTGCTGCACTCGGTGGCCCCGGTCGCGCAGAGCGGTGTCACGTCGCCGTTCATCTCGGCGGCGCTGCTGGGCGCGCCGGGCGGTGTGCCGGTGCTGGGTTCGGACGGGTTGGTGCAGGCGTTGAACCTGCCGGCGACCGCGAACTCGTCCACCGACTCGACCGCACGCACGGCCGCCGCGGCCGCGCAGACCACCGCAACGGCCGCGCAGACGGCGTCGACCACAACCACGGCCGCGCTGTCCGCGAAGGCCCCGCTGGCGTCCCCGACGTTCACCGGCACGGTGGCTGTCCCAACCGCGACCTCGGGCACCAACTCGACGGTGGCCGCGTCGACCGCGTTCGTCGCGGGCGCGGTGGGCGCTGTTGCGGCGGGTGGTACGCCGACCCCGCAGGCCAGTGCCACCGCTCCCGGGACCATCCAGCTGGTCGGTGCGCTGGCCGGCACCGCCACGGCCCCGACCCTGGCCGCGAACTCGGTGGGCGCGGCTCAGGTGGCCGACGGGTCGCTGGGGTTGCTGGAGCTGGCTGCGGCCGTTAGGACCGAGTTGGTCGCCCCGTGGGCCGCGAACACCCCGTTCGTGGCGAATCAGGTCGTGGTGAACCCGTCCGGTGCTGTGGTGGCGGCGCGGACCGCGCACACGTCGGCCGCGACCTACTCGGGCGCGACGAACTGGTTCGAGGTGGCCGGCGCGGCCGGCGCGGTACAGGACACCCCGTTCGGGATGCTGCTCCCCGGCGCCGGCGTCGTCGACTCGGGCGCATCGAACGGCGAGTGGTACTTCCCCGCCGCCGGCTACGTCACCTACGGGCACCTGTCGCTGGGCGCCGCCCCCGGCGGCGGCAGCTACACCGCGCAGCTGTACAACAAGGTCAGCGGCGCCACGTACCTGTCGCTGGCGGCGGCGGCCGGCGCGACGGTCGCCGACGTGACCGGTCAGGCCGTCCAGGTCGCGGCCGGCTCACGAGTGGGTGTGCGCCGGACCACGGTCGGCGCTGCGGGTACTGAGGGTTCGGACGCGACCGTGCAGTTCGGGGTCACCGCGACCGCCCCGGCCGGTGTGCCGGTGACGCAGCCGACCGCTGCCCCTGCCGCGACGACCGCGGTCATCACCCGTGGGAACGTCAGCTCGGGCAGCAACTCGGCTCTCGCCACGTCGATCAACTGGGCGCACACGGTCGCGTCGGGCGTCACGCAGCTGGTGATCGCGGTCGGCAACAGCTGCGGCACCACCGCCAGCGGCGTCCTCGACACCCCCGCCGCCGTCACCTGCACGGCCGGCACTGCGACACGGATCGGCCGGACCCAGACGACCAGCGGGTACGGCAGGAACGTCGAGTTGTGGTCGGTGCCGAACCCGGCGGCGGGCGCGGCTACCATCACCGTCACCGCAGCGATCCCCGCGGGCGCTACGCAAACCGGGTTCGCGATCACGGGCACGGCCACCGGCTACGCCGCCAACTACGGTCTGTCCCCGGCGCCGGTGACGGCGATGACCGCTTCCGCGACGTCGGTGTCCGCGGCTGTCACGGACGCGACCCGCGCCGGGTCGCTGGTCCTCGCCGCGTGCTGCGCGCGGGCGACCGCGGGCCCGGCGGTCGGTGGCACGGGCGGCACGCTGGTGCAGTCGGCGCTCGCCGTCACAAACGATGCGCTGTCGTTCGCCGAGTTCACCGGCGGTTCTGCGTCGGTTAACCCGACGTTCACCATCGGGGCTGCTGACCAGATGGCCCTCGCGGCTGTCACGATCGGCGTCTGATGCCGACACTGCTCCTGGCCCGCCGGCCATCGGTCCCGGTTCCGGCGACCCGGACCATCACGTTCGACGCGGTCGGGTCCCGGGTCCGCGCCGAACTGAAGGTGTTCACCGATTGGCTGGCCGCGAACAACGTCCGCGGCCTGGTCGGTGAGGTCGGGGTCCCCGGGACGTCGACGGCCGGGTCGGACCCGAACGCGGACCCCGCGTGGGACGCCGCGTTCGACGGGTGGTACGCAGCGGCGGACGCCGCTGGGCTCGCGGTGACCGCGTGGACGTCCTCGGAGTGGGGTGTCGGGCTCCGCGCGTTCCGGAACCTCGCGGGGGATAACTCGCCGCTGAGCATCACGACCAGCTCCGGCACGGTGCTGAAGCGGTGGCCGGGCCCGTTGCGGGGCGTGAACCTGGCTGGGCCGGAGTTCGGTGACGCCGGGCCGAGTGCGCCGCTCTCCCCCCGGCCGGGCGTGTTCGGCAGCCAGTACTACTACCCGCAGCAGGGGTCCTGGCAGTACCTCGGCGCCCAGGGCGTGAAGCTGGTCCGACTGCCCTACCGGTGGGAGCGGTTGCAGCCGGCGCTGAACGGGCCGCTGGACACCACCGAGCTCGGCAGGATCCGCACGGCCCTCGGCTACGCCGCGGCCGCCGGGATCGCGGTGTTGCTGGACATGCACAACTACGCCCGATACACCCAGGCCGACGCGACCACCATCCTCGACCTCGGCCAGCCGAACCCGGCCGGCGGGACCATGACCGACGCGTTCGTCGACCACTGGGCGAAGGTGAGCGGTGCTCTCACGGGCACCGCTGGACTGTACGGCTACGGGCTGACGAACGAACCGCACGACCTGACCGTGCCCGCTGGGAGCGCGGCGGGAACGCAGCCCTACCAGGTCTGGCAGACCGCCTCATCCGCCGCCGTGGAAGCGATCCGCGCCGTCGACTGGGCGGCGCCCTCGACCATCACGGTGTGCGGCTACAACTACGGCAACACCCACGCCTGGGCATCGCTCAACGGTGGTACGGCGTGGCTGTACACGACCATCCCCGCCGGGCAGACCGGCGCCGGCCAGCCCCGCAATGCCGACCCGAACGTCCTGTTCGAGGCGCACCACTACTTCGACACCGACCACTCCGGCACCTACGCAGGCACCGAAGCCACGACACGGGACTCCGCTGTCACCGCTGGGTACACCGCCGGGCAGGTCACCGTGACGGGTTCGCCGAGCCCTTCTCGGCCCCCGGCCCCCGTGCCAACGACCACGCCAGCGCTGTCCGCCGCGGGCGGTGTCGGCCTGGTCACGCTGACGTTCACCGCTGCCCCGACCGGGCAGACCGTGTCGATTTTCCGGGGCGTGTCGGCGGGCGCGGAAAGCGCGACCCCCATCGTCACCGGCCTGACAACCACAACCTTCACGAACCCGGAGCGGGTCGCCGGCACCTACTACTACCAGGCCGCGTACGTGAACGCGGACGGGACGGCGGGGCCGAGGTCGGCGGAGGCGTCGGGCACCGCCACAGCGCAGGCGGGAACCGCCTACACCCAGGCTGACCCCGGGGCCGCGACCTACACGTTCACCGCTGACAACGCGGCCTAGGCAGGGAGGCTCCGATGCTCACAGCAGGCGCGACCGTCACCACCATCACCGACCCCGTCAGCTCCGCGACACTCACCTGGGACACCGCGTCATCCCAGCCCGCGACCTACCGCACGGACGGCCCCGGCGGGACCCCCTACGTCGACAGCAACGGTGGCGCGGTCCTCCACAGCTCCCCGATCACTCTCGGCACCCAAGCCACGATCATCGCGATCGTCCGCAAACCGACCCCCGTCGGGTCACCCAACACGGCCACGTCGATGCCGGCGGGTGACCACGCATCCCTGCTCAGCACACCCTCGTTCGACCTGTACATCGGCTACACGGACCTGACCCGGACCCAGGCCACGATGCCGTGGGCGAACAACGCGATCGACGGGTCGGGCAGCGCGCTGGAACGCATGTGGATCAACGGCGCCGAGGTCGGCATCGGATCCCAGGACATCACCACCGACTGGGCGATCGTCACCATCCAGATCCGCGGGCTCCCCGCCGGGACATCGGTGATGGCGGTCAATAAGAGCAGCGGCGGCGTCGGGGTCCGTGACGTGCAGGTCAGGCACATCGAGGTGTTCGCGAGTCAGTTGTTGACCTTGCCGCAGCTGAACTACCGACACGGCCAGCTCGGGACCAAACACCAGATCCCCGTGCACGACGCCACCGCTGTCCCCGCGACCAAAGCCCGGATGCACGCCCCGATCGCTCTGATGAACCGCAGGCGGGTCCTCGACGGTTCCGACGTCGACTCCTACCGGGACTGGGCCGCGCGCGCGGTTCGCCAGCTGAAGTACACGACCACCGCGAACGCGCAGGGCGTGACGGGATACTACGCCAACCCGGCGCAGCTGTCGATCAACAAGGGGTCGTACTCGATCCCCGTGTACGTGGTCCCGCAGGCGACCCCGCGGGTCCGGGTCGGGTTCATCGGTTATTCCGCGCAGCGCACACAGAACGCGGACAGTGCTGTGTCCGGACTCGGGGCCCGGATGGCGTCGGTGCCGCTGCCCCCACTGGCCACCATTCAGTCTGGGACGAATCAGCAGTTCGTCTTGGGCGCCGCCGCTGCGGCCGGCGCGACCACGCTGCAAGTACTCAAGGGACCGAAGGCGTCAGCCACCGACACTGGCTGCGTCCCCTACCTGTTCCCCGCAGGCGTCCAATACATCATCGAGCCGGGCACCGCGAACTCGGAGGTCTTCACCGGCACCGAGTCGTTCGACCAGGAGAAACTGAACGCGCCCACCGACACTACCCAGCCGTACCCGTGGCTGATCACCGCGCTGACGAACGCGCACCCCGCGGGGGCGCTATTCCAGCGGGCGCATCAGATCGAAGCGGATGGCAACGACAAGCACTGCGGGATCCTCTGCCCCACCGGGAACGTCGCCGGGGACGGTGTCCAGATCGTGGAGTTCTTCGAGCTGTGGGGGCTACGTCCGTCATTGGTCTCCCCCAGCGGGTGGGCGTTCGCTTTCGGCGGGTACTGCGATGACTTCTTCCACTGGAACGGGGTCTTCAAATACACGTGGGGCTCTCGTGCGTGCGGGCTGTCGATGCTATCCGGCCTGGTCACGGTCGCTGAGTGGCAGGCCGCTGCTGACGCCGCCACCGCCGCCAGTGGGGACGTCACCAAGTACCGGGACGCCATCCCGCACGCCATCGGCGTCGGGTACGTGGTCACCGGCAGCGACTACGGCGCGGGAATCAGTCAGGGCACGCGGCTGACGAACATCGCCCCAGCGAACCGGTGGGACGGGACGAACTACTCCGGAGTAAAGGCCGGCGCGGCGACCGCCATTTCACAGGATCGTATGGTGATGGGGTCCCGGTGGGCGCTCTCTCACACGGTCACTGACGCGCAGATCCTCGCGTGGGTCAATTCGGCGGCCGTCGTAGATCAGCCGTACCGGGTCGCGGTGGGGTTCGCGCTCCGCGACTACGGCGCGGTCACGATCGACACCACCACCGGGGCTGCCGCGATCTACGTCGAGGACGAAAGGGCATCCAAGGCCGGTTTCGGTTTCGGCGCGGCGACCAGCTCGATCCCGTCGGAGTGGCGGATCCGTGACGCGGTCCTGTCTGCGATCCAGACGTTTGCCGTGGAGTCCCTGCTGCCGGTAATGGCCTGAGGGGTAGGCGCCATGCCTGATCTTTTGCGGGCCCCGCCGCCCGCGCCGGTCACGCAACCGACACCCACACCGGTTCCCGCGCTGTTCGACGTGGGCCGGTTCGATATCGACACGTTCGGGAGCTGACGCATGGCCTACACCGCCCCACCCCTAGCCGTCACGCAGGCGGCCGTCACAACGGCCGGCTGGAACGCCATCCGCGACGACCTCGCCGACCACCAGGGCCGGATCACCACCCTTGAGACCGCGCCGGCACCGGCCAGCGGCGGGACTCTCACGGGCGGGTACATCTACCTGGACAGCTACACACAGGCAAGCGACGACGACAAGCTGACTGCCGCCATGGCCGATGCGCAGGCGGCCACGTACCGCCCGACGATCCGGCTGATGAACCGGGCCTACACCTTTGCCATTCAGCGGGTCCTGTACGACGGATTCCGCATCGAAGGCCCACCCGGGTACAGCAACGCCGAAAAGGGTTCGGCGAACATGGCCTGCCAGGTCACCCTAAACGGTGGCGGGGTCTGGCTGACCGGGTCCTCGACGGCTTCCACGTTCGATGTCTACGTCGGTCAGATCGACTTCAAGGGCAGCAGCTCCACCCAATTCATGGCGTCCCCGACGCAGACCCTGTACTGCTGCATGCTCCGAGACCTGACCTTCTCCGGGTTCAAATCGGTACTCGGTTCGCAGGCCGCGAAGATGCTGATCACCCTGTGCCAGTTCGACGGGTACTGGGAGGTCAACAACAGCTACAACGGCGCTATCCACCTGGGCGGCTCCGACAACATCGGTTTGTGGCCGGCCGGGATGGCGCTGGACTCGGGCACCGCGTTCGCCACCGCCGGGGCCGCGAACGGCCAATACCACCTGTGGCTCGATGGGTTGGAGAAGTCCACGATCGGTCCGCTGTACATCACGGCTGAGGGCGCGTGGAACGGCGTCCGGGTCACCGGCTCGGGCATCGGGTCCACGTCGAACAACCAGGGCGGCCCCCTCGACTTCTGGTCCCCCAAGATCGAGGGACGCAATGCCGGGGCCCCGTGCAACGGCTCGCTTCTCCGCGTCGAGGGCGGGATCGTGAACATCAACGGTGGCTGGATCTCCTACGGCATGGCGAGTCCGGCGACTCCCGGGCATTCCCCTGCCGACGCCGGGATCATCCACCAGACCGGCGGGCAGCTCAGTGTCAGCAAGACCACCTACGACCACGCATCCGCGGTGGCCGAGGCGGTGCCGTTCATATACAGCGCGGGCGGCATCGCCTACGTCGACAAGATCTGGCGCGCATCCAAGGGCGGCGTCTGGACCGGCCTGCCCCGCTACACCGCGGCCGGGGGGACGGTCAACGCGGACGCCTCCGTCACGGCCGTCTGACGTGGCCGACTTCGGATATCGACCGCTGCCCGCGAACCTGCTGCTGAACACCGGCGCCGACTTCGACGTGACCGTGACGCAGCAGGTGAACGGCCTGCCGCAGCCGTGGGGAGCCGTGCAGGTGCAGTTCGAGTTCGAGAACGGGACCGTGTGGCCGGCCACGGTGACCGGCGCGGACGCGGTGTTCACCCGGCCGCGGAACGAGTGCGACGCTCTCGCCGCGAACCAGCGGGTCGAGCTGATCTTCATCGACGGCGCACACCGCACCGTGTACAGCAGCGGCCGGGTGTTCCGTGCCTGACTACGCCACCGGCGCGACCGTCGTCGTCACCGCGCCGCACCTGCCCGCCATGGTCGTCAGCCCGCCCTCCACGCCCGGTGTCATCGTCACCGTCCTCCGAGGCCCGCAGGGGCCGGCTGGGCCGGCTGGTGCGAACGGCGTCACCGAGTACCACGGCCTCGGGCCTCCGCCGCTGACGATCCTCGGCAGCCACCCGGGGGACCTCTACATCGACGACCTGACCGGCGACCGCTACCAGCAGATGTAGGAGCAACCCATGGCATGGACGCTGACCGGCAACATCAGGGGTCCCGCTGGACCCACCGGCGCGACCGGCGCTACCGGCCCAGCGGGGGCTGCCGGCCCGGGCGGGCTGACCTGGCGCGGCGCCTGGTCCTCGACCAGCGCGTACGCCGTCAACGACTCCGTGTCCTCCAACGGCAGCACGTTCTTCGCTGTCGCCGCGAGCACCAACCAGCAGCCCAGCCAGGCGTACCCGCCAGTGGCGACCGCGTCGTGGGCGGTCCTGGCCATCGAGGGCGCGCAGGGCCCCACCGGCGCGACAGGTCCAGCGGGAGCTGCGGGCGCGGCCGGGGCCACCGGTGCACAGGGCCCCGCCGGCACTGCGGGCGCGGCCGGCGCGACAGGCACCACCGGGGCGACGGGCACCCGAGGGTCGCTGTGGTACACGGGCAGCGGCGCCCCCGGGACGATCGCCGGGTCGTTGCCCGGCGACCAGTACCTCGACACGGCGTCCGGCACCGTCTACACGCTCAGCTGATGCCTTGGGCCCCAGGCGGCAGCATCCGCGGCCCAGCCGGACCCACCGGGCCGGCCGGTGCGTGGCCAGCGCTCGGCGGGAAGGTGTCCGGTCAGAATCAGCCCCCGTCGAACATGATCACGTCCGCCGCGGCCACGCTGGCCTCCGGCAACATGAGCGCGTCCCTACTCGACGTCGGACCGGGGTCGGCCACCTACTCGGCGATCGCGATTTACGTCGGGGCTGCCAGCGGGAACACCGGCGGCGCGACCCTCGAATGGCGGCTCGGGATCTACACCGACGCCAACGGGGTCCCCGGAACGCTCGTGGTCGACGCCGGTGCGCTGACCGCGCTGGTCGTCGGCGCCAACCCGCTCCCGATCACCCAGACGCTCCAGGGCCGCTACTGGTGCGTCTGCCGGTACGTCGCGAGCGCCGCCCCGTCGACCGCACCAACGGTGCACCAGATCACCAACGGGCTCGCCCTGCCGGGTAACACCTGGACCAACGACTACCGCGGGCACCTCGCCACCGGGCAGGCGGCCGGGGCGCTACCCGCGGCCTGGCCGGCGTCGACGCCGAACATCTCCAACGTCGTCACCGTCGGCATGCGGTTCGTCTGACCGAGCGCCAAACCCAGGAGGCATGGCCATGACCGACCCCGCACCTGTTGTCCCACCGCCCGCACTCCCGGCCCAGCCGGCCCGGCCGGTGCAGTCCGAGAACTACTTCCGCGCGATCTGGGGGATCACCTGGCTGTACTTCGGTGTCGGCGCGCTCGGCGGCACCGGCAGTGCCGCAGTCGTGTCGGTCCTGGACTCCCTGACCACACAGCGGATCCTCGCCATCGTGTTCCTGTTCGCGGGTGGGCTCACCCTCGGGAGCCTGTTCGTGGAGCGGTTCGAGGATCGGCTCACCCGGGTCCGGGGCACCCCGGTCGGCGCGATCCTGCTCGCGGACGGCGCGGAGCTGGCCGCGTGCATCATCGGGGGGCTCGCGACCGTGCTGGTCACTGTGACTACCGCCGCCCGGTACGAGGCGACCGCCCCCCACGTCGGGGCCCTGCACGTCCTGTTCGGGGCGTCCTACCCGGTCGGCGCCGAGACGCTGGTCGCGGTCGTCGCGCTCATCCGGGCCGTCCGCCTGATCCGCGACCCGGACGACGAGGAGCAGACGGGCGGGCGCTCGTGAATGTCGGCTCGCTCGCCACGCAGTTCCTCGTCGCGGTCGTCCCGATCACCCTCGGCGGGGTCGGGTGGCTGATCAAGAACCGGCGGCCCCGGGCCGTGAAGGCCGCCGCGGACCTGAGGGCCGCCGCGGACGCCCGGAAGACCGACGCCGAAGCCGCGGCGATCACCGCGCGCACCGCCCTCGAAGGCGTGCAGGCCCAGCAGAAACGGCAGGACGACCTCATCGCCGACCTGTACAAGCAGATCCGCGAGACCCGGGTCCTGGTCGTCGACGCCGACGAACGGGTCCGCAGCGCTGAACGCCGCGCTGACCGGGCCGAACGTCGCATCGACGTGCTTGAGCAGGCGCTGCGGGACCGGAACATCCCCATCCCCCCCTGACACGGACTGACCTTCTAGATCAGGGCGAGGTTGCGCTCCCGGGTGCTGTCGGAGTCGCGGCCGTAGAAGTTCGTCCGCTGGCCGTAGTAGGGCGGGCCGCCGACGTTGCCGTCGTCCCGATCGGCTGGGTCGTCGCAGTCGCACCGGCATGGCCCGTCGTGCCCACGCACGAACTGGCAGGAGTGCGTGCCCCAACAGGTGTCACAGAAATCGTTGTCCATCCGCCCATCTTTCCACCCGACCGGCACCCGCCGGCCGGGCCTCACCCGCGCCCTGGAGGGCACCCAGCCATGGCAGAGCCCCCGATCACCCTGCAGGCGATCCACTACAGCGCCGGCAGCAACAGCCCCTACGACCGGATCGTCATCCACTGCACGGCGCCCGGAATCGGGTACCCCGCCGCGAGCAAGCAGGGCGACGCCCACGGGACCGCCCAGTACTTCCAGCAGGCGTCCAGCGGCGGGTCCGCGCACGACGTGTTCGACATCGGCGGCGCGGCAACCCGTGAGCACTGCGTCGCGTTCCCCGTCATCGCGTGGCACGCGCCGCCGAACCCTCGCAGCATCGGCAAGGAGGTCTGCGGGGAACCCAGCTACACCCGCGTGCAGTGGCTGTCCGACGCGGTGTGGCCGGCCGTTGAGGCGTGCGCTCTCAGCACCCGCGAGGACTGCCAGGCATACAACATCCCGATGGTGCGGATCACGTCCGGTGACCTGCTCCGGGGCGCCCACGGAATCACCGGGCACGTCGACGTGTCCCAGGCGTGGCACCAGTCCACCCACTGGGACCCGGGATCCAACTTCCCTTGGGACCGGTTCATGGCCGTCGTCCTGGCCGGTTCCCCGGCCGCCGCGGCCCCGCCCAAGCAGGCGATGCCCCCGGCGCAAAAACTGGTCATCCGCCAGTACCCGCGGGCGGCGTGGCGGCCCGGCCCCTGGTCCGCGACTGAGCTCGCCGCGATGTTCGCGACCCCCGACGGGCAGCCGCACCGGTCCCTCGAGGTGGTTCAGACCGCGCTGAACGGGCAGGGCTGCGGGCCCCTCGTCGCCGACGGCGTCATCGGGGACCACACGAAAACCGCGTGGCGGAACTGGGAATGGCGGATTTACGGCCGCGACTCCGCGGACGCCAACGACATCCCGAACCGCTCGACCGTGGAGTCGCTCGGCAACGCATCCCAGCTGTTCATCGGAGGAATCTGACATGCCTGACACCACCGCACCGCAGCCCACCGAGCCGGTGGGCGTCGCCGCATGGGACGCGTCCGTCCCCGACGGCTACGTGCAAGCAGCCACCACCTGGGTCGACGGCGTCATCGACGTTCCCTCACCCGAGGCCCCCGTCAACCACGAGGCCCCTGCCCCCACCGCGCCGGCACCGGCGACGCCGACTGTGCCAGCAGGTCCGTGACCGCGCACCCGATCCGCCCGGGCGACTACTTCCTCACCCGGGCGGACACCGCTCTCGGCCTGGCGATCCGCACGGTGACCCGGTCGCCGGTGAACCACGCCGGGATCGTCACCGCGGTCGAACCCGACGGGACCGTGCGGACCGTGCAGGCGCTCTCGCACGGGGTCGTCCCCCGGCCGCTGCCCCTGCGGGTGGCGACCGGGGACGCCGTCGTCATCGTCCACCCGACGATCACCCACCAGCAGCGGCTCCTGGCAGCCGGCACCGCCGAGCTGCTGGTGCACCGACGCGTCGGCTACGACTACAGCGACCTGCTCGCCGCCGGCCTCCTCCAGTACGGCGTCAGCTTGCCGTCGATCCGACGGAAGGTCGCCGACCCCGACCGGATGATCTGCTCCCAGGCCGTCGACTGGTGCTACGGCCAGGCCGGCGTCCACCTGTTCGATGACGGCCGCACCCCGCAGGCCGTGACCCCCGGCGACCTGCTGTGGCTGCACGAGCAGCGCGGCTGGGCCACCACCTGGTGGGGCGGCACCCCACCCGGAACCCCGCACAAGGAGGCACGCGCATGATCATCGAGACCAAGGTCGCCGCAGCCAGCGCCGGAGGTGGGATCGCCGCCGTCGCCGCGACCGTCGCCATGGACTACCTGTACAAGCAGCCGATCCCACAGTCCGCCGTCGAGGTGCTGCTCGTCTACATCGTGGCGCAGGGCGGCGCGTTCATCGCCGGGTACGTCGCCAAGCACACCCACCGCCCCGACCTCGCCGCCACCGAGGTGCTGCCCCCTACCGGGTCACCGTCGATGGCCGACACCGGCCCGACCAGCCCGGAAGGCGGCCCACCCGACGCGGTGCTCACCGAGGCGCAAGCCGGGCAGGTGCAGGCCGCCATCGACGCCGCGGTCGCCGCCATCCCACCCGCCGCTCCCACGCCGGTCGTGGTTCCCGTCACCGTCACCGCGCCCCCCGCGCCCGCCTGGGACGCGCTCCCCCCACCCGCACCGGCTCCCGCACCGGCGCCGCCCGTCCCGCAGGCCGGCGCCACCGCCGCAATGGTCTGACCGACCCCGCAACGCCAGCGCCCCACCGATCCCTGCTGCCGGGGTCGGTGGGGCGATTTCTTGCGTTCAGCGCGCCTCGACGTCCGCGACGAGCGCGACCCCCGCCGGGCTGTCCTCCTGGTGCCACTCGGTGACCGCGCGGTATCCGAGCCGACCGACGACCGCGTCCGCGTCGAACGTCCACACGCCGTGCTCATCCAGATCGCCCGCGTCAACGGCGACACGGCGATGGTGGTACTCGTGGCCGTCCCACTCGCCGTCGACGACGCGGTAGCGGGTCACGAGGTCGACGCCGTAGCCGCCGCCCTCGTTCGGCAACGAGTGGATGACGGCAGCGATGGCGGTCTCGGTGGCGGTGGTCTGTGCGGCCATGGCGGGCTCCTTGGGTTGGGGTAGGTAGGGTCGGTCAGCCGAAGCTGGCGGCTCCGTCGTCGCACCGGTAGCAGACGTAGCCGACGATGCCGGAGGAGTCGCTTGCGAGGTGCGCACCACTCCGTCCGCAGGACTCGCAGCGGTGGGACGAGGTGCGACGCGCGGTGCTCTTGGTAACGGTCCGCTTCGGGGGGGGCGTCGAACCGCAGGCCGCGTGGCGGACCGTCCAGCGGCCGTTGACCTTGCCGCCGAGGAGGCCCGCACCGGCGGCGACCTGACCGGAGCACTGGGTGCAAGCCCCGGCGTAGGTGTTCGGCCTGGCGGTCATGGCGGTCATGGCGGTCATGGCGGGCTCCTCGGTGTCGGTGCCCCTGCTGGGGCGATGACATAAGTGTGTGCCAATCAATCCGCCACGTCAACCCCTGCACCGAAATTTCTGTGTGCCAGACTTCAGCCATGGCCGGTCGTCCCGCACTGCCCACCGATCAGCGCCGCACCGCCCGCCTCGTCGTCCGGGCCACCGCCGCCGAACTCGACGAGATCCGCCGCGCCGCCGAACTCTCCGGCCTGTCCGTGTCCACGTGGCTACGCGACATCGTGCTCAAGGCCGCCAGGTAGGCGCCGGCCGCCACGGGCCGGCCATCACCCGCTCGCACCCGCACCCATCGGCACGGCAACGCGGGTCGTGCAGGCTCCAGTAGTGGTGGCAGGTGGGGCACGTCGGCGCGTCCATGCGGCGACCGTAAGGGCGAGGTCGGACAGGGTCAGCCGACCTTGGTCCACGCTTCGCAGCCGGTGCTCTCGAACGCTTTGTCCGACCTCTGGATCGTGACCACGGACGGGCCGGCCGAGTTGTTGTTGTTCAGGATGCCGGCGGTGTCGCCGCTGCCGTCGGTGTTGCTCAGCCGCGCCCAGTAGCAGTTCCCCGACGCCGGGACACCCGACCGGTAGGTACCGGCCTCGATGTCCGTGCCCACCAGGTAGGTGCCGTCGCCGGGGATCGTCGCCGAGGACGCGCCCCCGCCGCCCCCGCCGACAGCCGCGGCTGCCTGCTCGGTGCGCACGACGGTCACCGTGGGTCCCGGAACAGCGGGACCCGACACCGTCACGGTCGGCGCAGGCGCTGCCGGCGCGGTGACCGTCCGGGCCGGAGCTGCCACGGGCGCGGCCCCTGCCACGGTGACCGTCGGCGCAGGGGCCGCCGCGCCCGCCACGGTCACGGTCGGCCCGGGCACGGGAGCACCAGCCACGGTGACCGTCGGAGCTGGAGCGGCGACGGTCGCGGCGCTCCCCGAGTTGCTCGCCCGACCGATCCCGCAGCCGCCGAAGAACAGCACCAGCGCACCCAGCGCTGCCAGACCACGGCGCCGCTTCTTCGGCTTCGGGGCGGCGGTCGCGGCGATCGGACCGGGCGGCTGGTCGGTGCTCATGGCGTGCTCCCTTGTCGGCTCAGTAGGACGCCATGGTGAGCGCTGGGCGACCAGTCAGATACACCGAGGCTGGTCACGGTTGGGTGACGGGGCGCCGGGCTCGCTACCCTGCCCGGACCCCCGAGACGGCGCCGGCCGCGAGGACGGCGCGCCACCGGGCGTCCGCCCCCGGAGCGGCGTAGATGGCGGTGGTTGCGGGCGACTGGTGGCCGAGGAGTTCCTGGACGGCGCGGATGTCCGCCTCCGACTGGTAGGCGACGGTGGCGAACCGGTGCCGCAGCTGGTGCAGCGTCTCGGGGATCTCGTGCACGTGCAGGTGCCGATTGGCAATCGCCGACACGCGTGACGCCTCGTTGTAGCCGCGGCCGCCGTCGGCCCGCCGAATCACGGCCCCGCGGTGGTCCGGCAGCGCCCGCAGCACGGCGGCCAACCCGGGGCTAACGAACACGGTCCGGCCGACGCCGCCCTTGCCGTTGACGACCCGCAGCGACGGGGGAGTGGCCCGCAGGTCCACCTCCGACCAGTCCAGCTGAGCGACCTCCATCGCCCGCAGGCCCGCGTAACCCGCCAACGCAAGGATCGCGCGCGTCCGTAGGTCCGCAGCCGCAAGCGCCTCGGCGAAGGCGTCCTCAGGCATCGGTCGGGGGAGCCGCCGGCGTGTCTTGGGTGTGAGCAGGCGAGTGCTCGGGTCGTCCGGCCTCAGGCCCTCTCGGACCGCCCATCGGTAGAACTCGCGGACGTGCTCGATCTCGACGCGCACCGAGTCGCTGGCGACCTGCCGGACGCGGACCTCCTGCCACGCGCGCAGGTCGGCCTCAGTGAGCGTGAGCAGGTCCCGGTCATCGTGCGCGCGAGCGAGCCGGCCCAGGACGTACCGGCGGTTCCGACGGGTCGACACCCGGAGGTCGCGCAGGACCAGCTCGCCGAGGTGGTCACGGATCGTCTGCTGCACGTCACTGCGCAT